GCTTCTTGTTAAATTAAAACTGACACCATCTTTATCAAGTTCTTTTGTTACAACATTAATTGATACTGTTTCTCCAGAAACAACATCTTTACAATATTTAGCTGAAACTATTTCTATTGATCCCATTATAGCTCCGCATCTACCTCTAAAAAATTTCCACTTTTAAACCTTACCCAAGCTCCTCTGCCTGCTGTAAGTGTGTTTGTGCCTAAGGTAAGTTCACATCCGTAAGAAGTTCTATCAGTGAAATCTGCACTTGTGGTGTCTGAAGTTGATCCACCTGCAAAAACAGTACAATCAGTAGCAGAACTCAAAGTTAAGGTTGGAGCTGGTCGTGTCTCTCCTCTAGGAAAATAAAACATTCCATAAAATAAAGTAGTTGCCCACATATTACCGTTAAATATACCTGCATCAGAAGTTCCAGAAGCTAAATCTCCGTAAGCATATTTTTGATAATACCTGTGGCAAAGTTTTTCTGTTTCTCCTCTTGATAAAACTTCAAACTCTGTCGCAACATTACCAACTTCTAACTGAACTGCGGTTATAGCGAATGTATTACTCGTGCTAGACATAAAACTACTAATACCCGCAGCTCTGTTAGCTGGTGTTTGTGCAGCCCAAGCAGAACTATTAAGTGTTCCGCCTGTATAGTCGCTGCCTGCATGAAGCCATATAGACACATTTAAACTAGCGTTTGTATCATTACCAAATGCTCCTGTGGTATCGGCAGGAAAAGTAAGCTCTACTTTTGACCATGATGAAGTTACTGAGAATGTTTTTGAAATTTGTCTGCCGTTATCGCTATCGTAAAGTTCAACCACATAAGTAGCACTTCCGTTTCCTTTGACAAAAAAACTTACGGTATATTCTTTTGCTCCGCTTGTGCCTTTTTTAAATTGTTGTAAATTCACTCCTTCTATTTGTTGCAATAAAATAAAGTATTCTCCTGCTGCTATGGAAGTATCGGCTGTTGTGCAGGTCAACTTTAAACTTTTTGTGGTGTTACTTTCAGTAGGAGCATCATCAACAACAGCATTCATTGTAACTCTGCCTGAGTTGTTGCCGCCCATATCTAGTTTCCATCTGTCAGCAGTATAGTAAGTGCTTGCGTTTGCTCCAATGCTTGTTATCTCACTAGCTCTTTGTGCAACACGAAAATCACCATTGATTAAAATATTTCGTCTGCCAAAAGCTCCAGAGCTTTCAACCATACTTGTATCTACTTTAGTTAATGCCATTAGCTACCCTCTAAGGTTGTTATTCTAGCTTTTAAGTCATCTATTATAACTTGTTGTTCTTGTATTGCTTTTGTTAAAACAGAAGTAAAGGCTGCATAATCAATTTTCATATCGCCCTGTCCATCTGTACCAGATACAATTTCTGGAACTTCTTCAATCATTTCTTGTGCTATAAATCCTATATTGTAATTACCCTGTAAAGTTCTTTTTTCTCCGTCAATTTCAAACATTTCAACAACATCTTTGAATTTAAATTTTTTGGGTTGTAATTTATTCACGGTATCTAAGCCATAACTTAAATCAGTTATATTTTCTTTTTGATCTCTGTCTGAAATAAATCCAGCAGATGATGTAGTGACTTCAAATCTACCTGTGCCACCACCATCATATACAACCAATTTATTACTTGCTGTTGTACCTAAATACCAAGCGTAATTTGTACCACTTGCTTGGTCTCTATCTATACCCAAAGCATAAGTACCCCCACTTATATAAGCAGCAGTAGAATCATCTGGTGATTTAACATGAAGGTCTGCGTTTGGTGCTGTTGTGCCAATACCGACATGACCAGATGTAGCTAAAATACGCACTCTTTCTGACTGCGAAGTAAAAAAAGAAATGCCATCGTGTCCATAAACTCCTAAACCATCTGCGTGTGAGCCTGAATGATCTGTAGCTTGAAAACCTGAACCGCCGCTTTCGTCAGGGGAATAGCCACTTCTCAAAGATATGTAATGACCTGTAGCGTCTGAAAAACCGTCAACTGTTAATGCACTACCTAACTCTACGTTAACATTTTCATCTATAGAAATGGCTGGTGTTGTGCCAACTGTACTCCCTAATCCTATAAGCAAATCGTCAGCAGAGTCATCTAGTCCTATGTAAAAGTCTTGTGCATTACCATCAAAAACAATCTTTGTATCTTCTGCACCTGCGTCCCCAATAGTTAAAGTAGGTGTAGTACCTTTAAGTGTCATAGCACTATTAGTTAGTGTAAGCACCTCAGTCCCCGCCACGTCTACCCTTACTACATCTTCGTCAGAACTTTCTTCTACTTGTATTTTTGTATCTGAGTCTGCATCAACCAACAAAGTAGCACTATTAGTTATAGCCGCTACTGCTGACACGACCTCAATCGATACTCCGTTTGCTGGAGCAGTAGAGAAGGTGAGAGTCGTGCCACTAACTGAATAAGTTGATTTATCCTGGTAAATACCTGAAACATAAACAAGCGTGTTGTT